CCGGTGCCAAAGCCGGAGCCGTTGCCGGAGCCGTAGCCGTAGCCGAAGCCGTTGCTGTACTCTTTTGTATTACTCATTGTCTTCGTTGCCGTTGCCGGAGCCGAAGCCGCTGCCGTCGCCGTAGCCGTAGCTGGAGCCGAAGCCGGAGCCGGAGCCGTAGCCGGAGCCGTAGCCGGAGCCGGAGCCGGAGCCGGAGTTGTAGTTGTAGCCGGAGCCGAATCCGAATCCGAATCCGTAGCCGGAGCCGGAGCCGAATCCGAATCCGTAGCCGTAGCCGAATTCGTTGCCGGAGCCGTTGCCGTAGCCGTTGCCGTAGCCGTTGCCGAAGCCGGAGCCGCAGCCGTAGCCGTAGCCGAAGTTGTACTCTTTTGTATTACTCATTGTCTTCGTTGCCGAAGCCGGTTCCGTAGCTGTCGCCGTTGCCGGAGCCGAAGCCGCTGCCGTCGCCGTCGCCCCAGCCTGTGCCGGAGCCGTAGCCGGAGCCGTGGCCGGAGCCGAAGCCGTGGCCGGAGCCGTCGCCATAGCCGTTGCCGAAGCCGTCGCCAAAGCCGTTACCATAGCCTTCGCCGTAACCGTAGCCGTAGCCGTAGCCGCAGCCGTTGCCGTAGACGGAGCCGGAGTCGTAGTCGGAGTCGTAGTCGGAGCCGTCGCCGTCGCCCCAGCCGTAGCCGTCGCTGTCGCCGTGGCCGGAGCCGTAGCCGGAGCCGTTGACGTCATTGGAAGTGTATTCCTTTATATTACTCATTGTCTTTGTTACCGCTGCCGTCGCTGTAGCCGTAGCCGCAGCCGTCGCTGTAACCGCAGCCGTAGCTAATGCCGGAGCCGTCGCCGTAGCCGTCGCTGTAACCGCAGCCGTAGCTAATGCCGGAGCCGTAGCCGGAGCCGTAGCCGTAGCCGGTGCCGGAGCCGTAGCCGTAGCCGTAGCCGGAGCCGTAGCCGTAGCCGGAGCCGGAGCCGTAGCCGTAGCCGTAGCCGGAGCCGTAGCCGTAGCCGGAGCCGGAGCCGTAGCCGTAGCCGGTGCCGGAGCTGTTGCCGTAGCCGGTGCCGGAGCCGTAGCCGTAGCCGGAGCCGTTGTTACACTCCTTTGTATTACTCATTATGGGGAGGGTGGTTGACTATGCTCTTTTGGGCTTCTTCTGTTGTTGGAATCAATTCGCACACCTCAGTAAGATACACAATGTCCACTGGAGCAGGGAGCTTACTTTCGGTAATGCCGTAGTTAGCGACAGCTGAAAGAGTATGTCCTTTCTTTGCTTTCCAGAAGTAGAGTCTTCGTGCATTTGTGAGAGTTACATTTTGACCATTATGGTAGGAGGGAGTACCGGCCCATACGCCGCTTTGGGTGCAGCGCACAATACAGTAGTGACCTACAGGAGAGTCAGGGATTTTAGCAATTTCTGATTTAATGCTGTCTTTTCGAACATATTCGATGTCGTTTACGAGGATTGATGGGGAGTTCATGATATTTGTGTTATTTTGTGTTAGGTTATTTTGTGTTAGGTTGGGTTAAAATTAGCAAAATACGTTTCCTTGAAATTGGTTTTTGGGTGGGAGTGTAGTCTCATTGGATTTGAGGTTCCTATACTTCTTTTTGAAATCCAGGATTTCTCTGAGCACAGAAGAAGGAGCGTCGATTGGGATGGCGTAGTGTGACATATATCTTCCAGTTCCTAAGGAGCCTTTGACCCAATAGTGCAAGTGTTTTCTTGTGTATAAGTATGGACCGCAGCTGTCGAATTTAGGAACTTGTGTCCCATTGCCTAAATAAACAGCTTCAATAGGCAATCTAGGGAGCTCTGGTGGTATGGGTTCACTGATTAGTGAAAGTACTTGGTTCCGGTCGGTCACGGTCGGTTATGGGTTGGATAGCAGGGGTGAAACCGGTTATATTTGAACGTTTCGTTTGGTTGGAGGGTTTAGCATTCCAAGGAAAGCTGTCATAGCTGAGAACCAGATGCCAGCTAGGAAAGCGGTTGCCATGCCGCTGAAGGTTCCCAGGAACAGCAGGGGGATACCAACAGTGAATACGATGTCCCAGAGGACTTGGGTTCTTGCGACAAAGTGGGGAGTGAACAGTTTGCAAAGGATAATCAGGTATCCGAGGGCTGCGATGAAACTAATTAGGATTATTTCCATGTGTTATTTGAATGATTTGATTACATCTATAGATCCAATTAATAAGATTATACCACCAGCTATTTGAAAACATATATTGTCATTTTCCATAAGGTGGAGTCCAATCATTGTTTCGAACAACCCGAGTGTTTCTAGGGTGCTGTTTTTCATGGTCTTTGTTCTTTACAATTTCTATGACACCAGAGGTAAGTGTTGTAGTTGAGAGCCTGAATCCAGGGAGCTTTGATTCCTAAGACTTCTTTCATATAGAGTTGTTTTGCAGCTCCTGTGGAATAGATGAGGGAACCAATTCCGATTAAGGTGACTAGAGTTATGATGATTGTTGTTATTACGTTTTTTTTCATGGCCTGTGTTCGAAGAGAAGCGCACCGAGGATTATAACCACGAATACGCAGATTAGAATGATGGGTAGGGTCATGGTTTGATGGCTTCGCTGAGTTTAGCGAAGATGTTAGAAATTGTGGAACGGGTGCTTTTGACGGCGCGTTCGGTGCGATATTTGGGAGCATCGGTAACTTCGTCAAGAATGGTCTTGGGATCTAGTGAATTTATGGAACAGAGTTCTATAATTAGATTCATTTCTTTTGGAGAGAATTCTTTGATACCACGAACTCGGGCAAGAGTTTTGACGTCTTCGAATTTTTGTGTTGATTGCATTGTATTTTTTTGGGTTTAGTGTATTTAGTGTAGTGTTGCCCCGGGGCTTGCGGTGGGGTGGAGTTCCGTTGCTTGCGGTGGGGTGGAAAGATGAGCAGTTTATTGTCGTGCTCAGGACGGTTTATTATGATTCCCGAAGTTTGAGATTTTTCATATGTCGGACTCGTATTTTGAATCTTCGTTTGGCTAGTCGGGTGTCATACGCTTCTTTTGACTCATTTTTACCTTTTGGTTTCATTCGTAGTTTGGAGAAACCAAGCTGCACATCGATCAGGTTGTCGGAACGCAAGAGCGTGCGGAGCAGGGTGCGCCGTTGCTCGGATGTTCGGTAGTTGGGTTCAGGTAGCGTATTGGAGTAGACTCCGTTCAGGACTCCTTTGGAGCCTCGATACATGTATTTGACTCCGTGGGCTGTGTGTCGGACGGCAAGGCGTTTGCAGCCGAAGTTGTCTTCCATTGGGTTCTCGGGATCTTCGTTGGGGGTTTGGAAGAAGCCTAGGTAGTTTTCGCGTTCGCGTTCAAGGGCGTCTACGTCGTCTTCAACTTCAGACCATGCACCGGAGCCGAATGTGTCGTAGTCTTCGGTGGTGACTATGGCGTAACGAACCTTTGGTGGCATTTTGGGCTTGGTGCCTTGCTTACCATTGAACCACCATTTGCGGTAAAGGCGTTCCCATGTTGCATAGTTGTCACGGTTTTCTTGAACTTCGAGGTCTTTGAGTTCCTGGTTGATGGTTCGGAAGGAGCAGAGTTTGTCGTCGCGGCGAGCGTCGCGGGTTTGGCTGGCAGGGGATTCGAGATCAAGATACCAGTGATTGACGATGTCGGCGGCTTCGAAGTCCCGGTTTTGGAATTGATGGGCGATTTGCTCTGCGTGGTGGAAGACCGAGGCCCACATGGCTCGACGTTGTTCGTCGGGGATGTCGTTTTCGATGTCGTTTACGAGCGTCTGGTGCATGGCTCGGATGTGTTGGGTTGGTTTTGGAATCATAATAATGTTGAGCAGTTTTGGGTCGTGCTCAGGACGGTTGGTTATTTGGGTTGTTTGATTTTGGCTGCAAAGGCTGCGGGAACGATTGCGTAGTTGATGTATGGGTTGCCGTTGGCATCGGTTCGTTGGGACTCGGAACGGACGAGCAATACGTCTTCGCCTGGTGAGGCATGGAGTTTGTTGTCGTCGTGCCAGACTGAGACAAGGTCACCTTCGATGGTGATGACTTTGGTAAGAGATTTCTCGTTGCCGTCAGCGAGCAGGATGCCCGTGGTTGCTTCGAGAACGTGTGCTTCGATGATGTTAGATTTTGTACTCATAGCGTTTACTTCCTTATTTTGTGGATTTGTTGGTGATTGTTAGACATTTGCGGACTTGGTGGTCGTGGTTGTTGTTGCGGTGGCCCCGCAGAGGATATTTCATATGTTTTCATAATAGGATGTCTCCGTAACGCCCCCATTGCCGATGCACAGGTTGTGATCTAGTAAACACGAGGGTGAGTTACAACTATAGTCAGGATATCGAGTCAATGGTCGGGGATTGCCAATGCTGACCGATTAACAACAGGACATCCGTGCTTTGTCGTTCGACTGCCTGTTGCCCTGTTGTTCATCGATTCAGCATTAGGCAACACCGCAATCCATTGACCGATATGAGACAATTGGGATACTACTCACCCTCCTTCTTTCGATACTGCAGAGGCCCTACGATTCGAAAGGGTTGGATGTGCCTAATGCAAGCCCTTGCCTAGATACTGCAGAGGCCCTACGATTCGAAAGGGTTGGATGTGCTTAATGCAAGGGATTTACACTGAGAAAGAGGGTAATAGGGTGTGTTTGAATTGTTAAGTAAGAATGAGATGTGCTTAACAATGGATAAGTGGTTGATGGGTAGAGGGTTGCATTTGTTAGGTTGTTGACTATGGATAGTGGGATTAAACCACTCCTACATCCATAGGCCCATTTTTGCATGAATGTGCAGTGGTTCACGGCACCATTTTGCTGATGTCGGTAAAATGGGCTGGTCGCTTGTGTGGGCCGTGGAGCCCGGGGGATTAGTGGGCCAGGGGTTCGATGGTTCAAGGATGCCGTTGAGGGGGGGGCATGGGGGAACTTGGGATCCAAAGCAACAGGGGGGACCCAACCCCCGCACAAAAAATCCTTATTTTCCAAGATATAGTGCTCAAATGGACACTAGTTACCACATACCAGAAAAATACGTAAATCCAGGCTACGGAAAAAGCGTGCTCAAGTGTTCAGTATACTAACGGAAAAAAGGGAAGGTAATGGAAAAAAATGTAGCACTCGACCCGCTTTGTAAGTTCCTACCATTTAACGGTTTCTGAGTTTGTGTGCCTGGGGCCGCTACAAATTCAGGGTTGTGGCTACACTGTAAGTATATAAGAATATCAACGACTTACGTAATTTATGGTCAATGTAGCGTAGCATAGAGACCTGGACCTTTTCTTTTTTCTCTTTTTTTCAAAGTCCGAATGCTACGCTACATTGGCTACAAATTACGTAAACCCTTGATAATACTATAACGTAAGTTGTAGCGCTCTCCGCTACAAAACCTTGATTTCACCGCTACAAGTGCTACATCCCAAAGAATTGTTAGAAAGGGACTGGTTGGAGCATAGGTCTTGACAGGCAGGAGGGGACTGTTAAGAAGTTGAACATGCCCAAAAGAGACCCAAATACTGATGGCCGGACCACTTCTAATGGATGTATGCCGAAACAAGCTGCTATACAGCGCGAAAGGAAGAGGCAAAGACAACGAAAGAAGATTACTAAAACAGAAGCTAAATTAAAACAAGTGGAACGGGAGCTGACCAAAACGGAAAAGAAACTGGTTGTTAAGCAACAGATGCTGGAATTGGCGTCCACTGCTCCCTCTCCGGCCCAGATGAGGAAGTTGATATGGGCCACGTTTGAGGAACTGGAGTTCAACCCTGTGACGGCGCTTATTGAGGCATTCAATGAGATTGAGGACCCGAAAGAAAAGGCCCAAGTTGCCGAGAAGTTGGCTAAGATGGTTATAGCGAACCCGAAATCTGTGGATATTGAGGCCGAGATCAAAGGGGGACTTACAATCTCTCTAGCTGATTTCTCCAAGGTCACCCAGAAACAACTCAGACAGCAAACCCCCAACCCAATCGACCAAGCGATTGATGTCACCCCCGACGAAGACACCCTGGATCCCGAATACGCCGAGTTCGTCAGTGAGGAGGAGCAGCACGCAGCAAAGTTACAAGGATGAATATCCAAGTTCCCGCCCAGGGGTGGATCCCCCGTCCCTATCAGCTTCCGTTCGTGAAGTATATGGCCCAAGACGAGTATCATTTACGGGCCGTGGTTGCATGGCACCGACGGGCCGGGAAGGACCTGACGAGTATAAACATCATGGCGATCAAAGCCCTGCAACGGAAGGGGCTTTATCTTTACATCGGCCCATTCAATAACCAGATCCGTCGGATTATTTGGCAGGGGCAGGATAAGGATGGCCGGAAATTCATTGATTTCATCCCACGGGAACTGGTTTCACGTAAATCCGAGCAGGAAATGTCCCTGACTTTATCCAATGGGAGTGTTATTCAGCTGCTTGGGGCCGATAATCCTGATAAACTGGTGGGCATCAATCCCCTGGGGATCGTTTTTTCCGAGTATTCCCTGGCCGACCCCGTTGCATGGGAGCTTACCCGCCCAATTTTGGCGGAAAACGGCGGCTGGGCGTTGTTCAACGGCACTCCACGGGGCCAGAATCACTTTTACACACTGCTTAAGGAGGCCGAAGCGGACAAAGACTGGTTCGCCAGCCACCTCCCGGTCACGAAGACCAGAGCGATCCCCGCCGAAACGCTTCGGAAGGAGCGGGGGAAGATGTCGGAGGCTCGTTTCCAGTCGGAGTACATGTGCTCGTTCAACACTCCTGTCGAAGGGGCCTATTATGGAGGGATTATCACGAAGCTTTACCAGAAGGAACAGATTTTGCAGCGGCTCCCACCGGAACCCAGTCTTTCTGTGCATACGGCATGGGACCTTGGGATGGATGACGCCACCAGTATTTGGTTTTTCCAGCAGCATCGGCATGAGACCCGGATTATCAATTATTTTGAGAACTCAGGGGAAGGACTGGCCTTTTATGCCCGGGAATTGGATCGCTGGGCCTCCTTGAATGACGTTTCTTACGGGAAGCACTACTTTCCCCACGATGTGAAAGTCCGAGAACTCGGCAGCGGCCGCTCACGGTTGGAGACCCTGAGATCCCTCGGAATCAAAGCGATTCCCGTGAAAAAACTTGCTAAGGGGGACCAGATTGAAGCCGTTCGGAATGTTCTGCCCAGATGCTGGTTCGACAGCACCACCTGTCACCTTGGGATCAAGCACTTGAAGGAGTATCGGAAAGAGTGGGATGAAATGAAGCAGGTTTTCAAGAAGACACCCGTTCACGACCAGTCCTCCCACGGAGCGGACGCTATGGCTACCCTGGCCGTCGGGATCCGGGAACACACGAAACACACTGCAGAGCAGCGCAAAGAGTTGACGGAATACAAAACAAAGGAGATCGACTGGTAACCTAATCATGGCAATAAACGACCCAATCCCCCCACAACCAACGGAACTGACCCCCCTGGACCGTGCGGTGATTCTCTACCACACGATGGGTGAAGATTTCATTTCTATTCTGGACCAATATATTTCCAGTTTCCCTCATTCCAAGCGATATACTTTCTTTGGCCCTGGCTACATCTTACTGGGGCACGAAGAAACCAGAGAGAACCCCCACGTTGAGGACTCTCCCGCCATCAGTCCTTATTGGTATGTGACCTATGCCAGCGGGAATCTTCCGAAACTTATACAGTTAATGCCCTACGAGCTTGACAGGGTTGGTTTCGCACGATACGCAAAGTATCCAGAGCGGGGCATTTGCTTTGTTCTAACGAAAACTCTTAATCGATTATACCATGGGATCCAAACCAAAAGCACCTCCGCCCCCACCTCCTCCTCCGCCTCCACCCCCTCCTCCGGCACCAATAGCTAAGCGCCCCATCCAGCAGGCGAAGGTCCCGGCAAAGACGGTCAATCCAACCAATCAGCAGCGGAAGGCCTCACAATCCCAGGTGGGATATGTCGGGGCTCCGCAGGACAAGAAGAAACTCGGTAGTGGAGTCTAATTTATGAAATCTCCCGAACTCGTCAGACTCCAGGACCGATACGAACATGTGAAAATGATTCGTAGCGGCCATGATTCCATGCTCAACGACGCACAGCAGTTCGTGAGCCCGGGGATGATTGGCGGGTTCTCCAACACTAACTCCAGTTTCAGCAGCAATCGGGAGGAGGATACGAGCAAAAAGCTTTACGATCACACGGCGGTATGGGCGAATATGATGTTTGCCAACGGTTTGTCCAGCTACCTGATTCCGAAATCCGACCGTTGGGCTTACCTGAAACCTCAGGACACCCCCTCCGCCTTGTTGGAGGATGATGAGCTTTTGTTTTTGGAGAAACTCAGCGACAAGGTTCAGCATCTTTACAGCCTTCCGCAGTCCCAGTTCTACCCGACGGGCCATGAGACTTTCCAGTCCATCGGTTCCTTCGGGAACGGGGTTGTTTATGTGAATCGGGACAAGCCTGTAATTACGTTCAAATCCTGCCCATTGGCCGACTCTTTCTTCGACATCAACGAAGAAGTGTTCGTGGACACCATGTTCTACCGTCGGTTCATGAGTCCGAAGGCGTTGTTTCAGATGTTCCCCAAGGTGGTGAACAACAGGGCTTTCGATATAGATGCGAAGACAGCGAAGCACGAGATTGTTTACACGGTTGAGCCGAACGATGATTCACGTGCCCGTAAGGGTGGGCGCATTGGACCCGAGCGACCTTACAAGGTGACCTACTGGTGCCCTGATTTGGAAGCAGTTTTTCAGCAGACCCAAAAATCCTACTTCCCCTTCATGGTTCCACGGTGGTTGGTCATGGCCGGGGAAGTTTTGGGGCGCGGCCCTGCTACGACCTGTATGGCTCAGATCCGTGTCATCAACAAGATGGTGAAGGAGTTGCTCCTGAGTGCCGAACAGTCCAACCGACCTCCGCTTACGGCGGAAGAGGGCTCCATCCTCCTGCCGATCACGG